CTACGTCATTGACGACATCAAACGGTTCCGGGCCACACCCAAAGAAAACGAGGACATCATCCACGCCACGGCCCTCAAGGACGGGTTCGACGTTCCCATCTTCATGGAACAAGAACCAGGATCCTCCGGGAAGACCGTCATTGACCATTACCGCCGCAACGTTCTCCGAGGGTGGCAGTTCCGAGCCGACAAAGAATACCGGACTACCAAAAAGGAGATCCGAGCCAAACCATTCTCTGCTGCTGCCGAAGACGGCCTCGTTTCCTTGGTCATATCCGATTGGATATCCCCCTGGCTTGACGAACACATCATCTTCCCTGACGGCACTCATGACGACCAGGTTGACAGTGCTGTCGGAGCGTTCCAAACGCTCAACAAGCTGGTCCGCGGTGAGGACCGTCATGTCAAAGCGAAACAGAGCTACGGGTACGGGCCGAAGGATGAATGATGGTCGTTAGGTCAATGGCCAGACAATGCTTCTGGTGCGGCTACGCCCTCTGCCACAAATGCCGTCACGCCTCCAAACGGGAACCCGCCGAATGTGGAGGCCATCACACCAAACTCTGCTTTGCCGCATCAACCCGGGACCATCTCCTTCCCCGGCGTGTCAAACCGAACCGCCGCATTCACTCTGGCTACAAGAACCCTCCGCCAATCGTGATCGCCTGCACCTGGTGTAACAACTCCCGGGGTGACCTTCCCGTGTTGGAGTGGCGGGCCAAACTGGCCTACGCCGAATACAACGGAACATTGGAGATGAAACGAATAGCTGTCTTGGAGCGGCTCCGCAATGACGAACTACCCGAGGAGGCGTTGCTGTGAATCGTCAGCAGCTAACCTGTCGCCTCAAAGGACACATGTGGCAAGGAGCCGGAGGCCTACCAAGCCCCGGCAAGATCAGTGGACAGTACATAGTCCACCGACGTTGCTTTAGATGTGGGAAGTACGAGCGGCGAACGCGCCAAGCTGTAATCTTTCTTCCCAACAAGGAGAATTGATTGGCTGAGCCGCTACCACTTGAACCGTCCCCACGGCTGGACGACGACACCCTACGCGAATTCATCGCCACTGACGCGCGTAACCTCACCGAGGACCTAGAGGAACTCGACAAGTTCCGCTCCTACTACGAAGGCGACCAGGAACTCAACTTCGCGTCGCAGAACTTCATCGACGCTTTCGGTTCCGACTTTGTGGATTTCCGTTCCAACTGGATGGAGGTTGTCATCTCCGCCATGGAGGAACGACTTGACCTCCAACGAATCAACATCCGATCTGAGGAAGGGAGCGTGGAGGAGGATGTGTCGGATTCTGTCGATGACGCTCTCTTCCTCAATGAATTCGAGGAACTCCAACTCGACCTGTACAACGGTGCCCTGGTCGAAGGGATGTCGTATGTGATCGTCTGGCCCGACGAACTGCTCGGTGCCCGGATAGACGCCAACTACGCGCAGAACGTTCTCATCACCTACTCGTCCATCGACTCCAGGGTCATCGAACGGGCCATCAAGCGGTGGGTGACCGACGACGGAGGCCAACGCCTCACTCTCTACACCCGGGACTTCATCTACAAGTACAAGGTGGACCCGTTCGGCAACCAGGACCCCGAAGATGTCCAACCCCGAGACACCGGATGGGAAGAACTACCAATCGAACTGTCCGGCGACCCGTCGTGGCCGCTGCCCAACCCGTTCGGGGAAGTCCCCATCGTGGAGTTCCACAACAAAGGTTGGAAGTCCGAACTGCGTGATCTCGTCCCACTCCAGGACGCTCTCAACATGGACATGCGGAAAATCATGGTCGCGGGCGAGTATTACGCCACGCCCATCGACTACATGGTCACTTCCAACGAGGAACCAGACGGAGGGTGGCGTAACGAGCCGGGATACATCCGAACCATCCAACCAGAAGTCGATTTCGAAGGGAATGTCCTCCCCGTCCAAGTCGGACGCCTCATGCCGTCCGATCCGACCAAACCGTTGGCCATAGTCGAAACCTACCTCCAGCACATCGCCGCTATCTCCAAAACGCCGTCCTACTACTTCTACCTGTCCTCGAAACAGGGCGGGAGAGGCGACGCGCCTTCCGGGGAAGCTCTCAGAGTCGCTGAAACGGGCCTTTTGAAGAAAGTCCAGATGCTGCAACGCCTTTGGGGTGTCCGCTGGCTCAGAGTCGCCCGTCTGGTCGAAATGGCCCTTTCCGGCGGCAGTGGAAGCGAAGAAGACGTCCCGATCCGTGGTGAAGCGGTCTGGACCCACCCAATGGCCCACTTCTTGTCGATTCTGCTCGAAGAAGCCCGCCAAATGATCCACGACCTCGGTCTGCCCGCCAAAATGGCGTGGGAGCATATCGGCTTGACCGAAGACCAGATCGCCGACGCCGAAACTGCCGGATTCGACCCAGAAAACGTAATATCCGAAAACGAGATCTCAATCCCGAGTAATTAGATGAATTGGACCCTAGGTTGGCTTCTCTGGCTGGGATTGTTCCTAGCTATCGAAGCTCCCGCCATTTTCAACAAAGAGACCGGCGATACCCTTTCCGAACACGTTTGGAAGTGGTTTTCGATCAAGGACAAGTCAAAAGGGTACAGAACCCGCCGATTCGCCTTCCTGGCGTTCTGGGCTTGGCTGACCGTCCACTTCTTCTCCGGCGGGTGGATCTAGGACCAGATTCCACCTGCGACGGTCCTCTGCGCCCAATCCCCAACGGATCAGGTCGTCCATGTCGTCCGAGGCGATCAGCGAAGCTCCTGACTGGCATCCCCACCCTGTGTAGTCGCATCCGCCCTCAATGAACACATAATTGGGCAAATTCGACTTCCAAGAGGTACTGGCCAGCAAAGCGAAACTGATTTCGTTGTGCGCCCATTCAGAGATCCACCAGTGGACAGGTGCCAAACTCGAAATGATTTCGGGGCCGGGTTTGGTAGCAAACGATGTGAACAGCCCATCTGCACCAACAACATCAGCCTTGGCCAACTCTTCGGGGCTTAGCCCATTCCGAAGGTGGTACAAGGCGATATCCAGTTTCTCAACGAACGTGTTGTCCATGTGTCTCTCCTAAGTCGATAATGCGTTCTCTGGCACGGACGGTAGGAGTCGAACCCACTCTCTGAGGTTTGGAATCTACATACGCTCCACAGCGTCATCCGTATGTGGGGGGATCCAACTTGTTGGCACAAGGGGAGGGGTTCTGGTAGGAATCCAAGGATCCCCCCGCAGTGATCTACCAGGGAGTTGAACCCTGTTCGCCGGGGTGAAAACCCGGAATCTTAACCAGTGGACCAGTAGATCATGTGCCGAACGGGACTTTGTGTACCCGCAATCACGCCACGGAGTTACAGGTGATTAAGCCAATAACATGTTTTACGCGATACCACCATGTTGCCGTCGCAATTCTTGGCATTGAGACCGACGCCTCGCCGCAACCCGTCACCCGTCACCTGTTGGCCTTAGAGCGATCTACCGACACCCCTGTAGGGGCTTGGGTCTTTCCCGAATCCATGATGTGCCTTACTCCCCAGCCCGTGGGATAGGAGTTCTTCAGCCATCGACTAGGCCTCCCCGCTAAGGGTGACCTTGTGCAGCGTGCCGGGATCGAACCGGCCACCTCCAGGTTGAGAACCTGGTGTCCAACGCCATATAGACCGACGCTGCGTGAGTGGAGAAGGAGAGGGTCGAACTCTCTACCTCCTGCTTGCAAGGCAGGCGCTCTTCCGACACATGAGCTACATCCCCAAAGCGGTGGCGACGGGACTCGAACCCGCTCTACCAGCTTGACAAGCTGGCGTGCTTGACCATTGACACTACGTCACCTGGGGCGAGGCGGGGAATCAAACCCCTCCGTGCAGGATCACAACCTGAAGTCGGCTCAGCCGTACCTCGCAGAGCAGCATGTGGGACTCGAACCCACCCCATCTGGTTGGAAGCCAGAGATGCTAAGCCACTAACACCAATGCTGCATTTTCACGATTCGTGAAGACATCTTCACAGTTCGTGTAGTACCCCCCCTGGGAGTCGAACCCAGAGTGCGTTACCGCGCCAGTTTCTAAGACTGGTCCCTATGCCAGTTCGGGTAGGGGGGCATGAGTAGGCCATCTGGGAGTCGAACCCAGAAGCGACTGGTTTTGAGCCAGCCAGGTTTGCCAGTTTCCGTCAATGGCCTAAAGGAGGCGGGTCGCCAGACTTGCACTGGCAATAACCACTTTCTCGCGCCTCGGTGTAAGCGAGGGTTCAAACGTGGACAGAGCTTCTTCGCCCGCCATGGAGATGGTGACAGGGGTTCGACCAAGGTAGCCATCTTCTACCCTTCTCAGGCCGAATGATCATCCCTGTCAACTCTCACTCTCAGAGAGGCAAATTCTCCCATCTGGGCTACAAGCTAGATGGCCATGTAGTCCGCTTTGCCGGGTGTCGAGGAAGGTGGAGGAGTCGAACCCCTACCCTTTCAGATACCCACGGGTTCAAACCGCTTTACAGCCACCTGTGGCACCTTCCGAGTGCTGCCGGTAGGAGTCGAACCTACTTGCCTTTCGGCCACGGGGTTACAGCCCGCTACCCATCCACACGGGTCT